GGGCTTATTCTTGTTTAACGAGCGTAACCACGTAGTCATCTCCTCAGCGCGATCTATGGCATTAACTACCTTTAGAGAAGTGGCACAAGCTATAGAGGATGCACCTATCCTAAAGAAAGAGCTAAAGAGCATCCGCTATGCCAACGGTAACGAGGCCATAGTATTAAAATCAGGTGCCCGCTTAGATGTACGTGCAGCTACACGTGACTCAGCCCGTGGCGCTACGGCAGATTTTCTATTTATAGATGAGCTTAGAGAAGTTGACCAAGTAGCCTTTGCAGCTGCTATGCCAGTAACCCGCGCACGGCCTAACGCCCAAACCCTACTGGCCAGTAATGCGGGCGATGCCTTTAGCGTGACGTTAAATGAGCTGCGCGAGCGATGCCTGGCGCATCCGCCCGAGTCGCTAGGTTATTACGAGTACAGCGCGCCACAATTTGCAGCTTTAGATGATCGTAAAGCTTGGGCTATGGCAAACCCAGCTTTAGGAATACTCGTAACTGAGGCATCAATCCAAGAGGCCCTGACAACACAAACCACAGAGCAATTTAGGACAGAAACGTTATGCCAATGGATAGATTCGCTACAATCACCGTGGCCACACGGATCTGTTGAGGATGCCAGCGACATCAACCTAAAAATGGCACCTGGGCCTTTAACTGTTTTTGCCTTTGACGTAAGCCCAAGCCGCCGCGATGCAAGCCTTGTTATGGGCCAGCTTTTAAGTGACGGGCGCATAGGTGTAGCTGTATTAGATACCTACAGCTCACAGGTAGCCGTAGATGAGTTAGCTATAGCTGCAAGTATTAAAAAATGGGCCGATATGTATTACCCGCGTATGGTTTGCTATGACAAGTACACCACGGCATCCATAGCCCAGCGTTTGCAAAATGCAGGCGTACAAACGCGAGACGTATCAGGGCAGAGCTTTTATACTGCCTGTTCAGACTTTCACGATGCCCTAGTTAATGACCGTTTAAGGCACAGCGGGCAGGATCTATTGATACAACAAATGGCTAATTGTGCAGCTAAAATAACACCCGATGCCTGGCGTATTGTGCGCCGTAAATCGGCTGGCCCTGTTGATATTCCAATCGGCCTAGCTATGGTAATCCATATCCTGGCACAGCCTGTATCTGAGGCTAAAGTTTACGTTTAGACACGCCGAGGGTGTGTATAACTTTACACCTGTGGATAACCTATAATCCGCCCTATGGGTCTATTGCAAACTTTTGGTTTATCTAAAAAAGATGTTACCGCCCAGTTAGCCCCTGCCGTTATGTCACAAGGTTACGGCGCTGGCGTTTATAGCTACGGCGGCCTTTATGCAACTGGCAACGGTGCCCCGTTTATGGATCGTTTTACAGCTTTGCAAGTACCAGCTGTATCTCGTTGCCGTAACTTAATTGCAGGCGTTATATCAAGTATTGATTTAGAGCTATACAAAAAATCTACAGGCGCAAAAATGGAAAGCCCGCTATGGCTCGACCAACCCGATATGCGCCAACCACGTAGCGTAACTATTGCTTATACTGTTGACTCACTTTTATTTTATGGCGTTGCATATTGGCGCGTTACAAGTTTGTATGCAGATGACGGACGGCCTAGCGGCTTTGAGTGGGTAGCTAATACTCGCGTAACTGTTACAACTGACCAGTATGGAGATCAAGTAGATTTTTACAGCGTTAATGGTGTACGCGCACCTATGGCAGGTATTGGCAGCCTTGTTACTTTTCAATCTTTGTTACCTGGCGTATTAGAGACAGGCGCACGCACAATACAAAGCGCAATAGATGTACAAAAGGCGGCAGCTGTTGCAGCTGCTACACCTATGCCAACTGGATTTATTAAAAACAGCGGTGCAGATTTACCTGAGGCGCAGATTAGCGGTTTGCTGGCTGCGTGGAAAGCAGCACGTGCCTCACGCAGTACAGCATATTTAACTAGCACTTTAGATTACCAACAGGTCGGTTTTAGCCCTAAAGATATGACCTACACAGAAAGTTCCCAATACTTAGCTACAGAAACAGCGCGCTTAATGAACGTACCTGCATATTACATAAGTGCAGATATGAATAACTCAATGACTTACCAAAATATCTTAGACGGGCGCAAAGAGTTTGTAGCATATTCTTTGCAGCCGTTTATTAGCGCTATTGAAAACCGTTTATCTATGGATGATATTACGGCTCACGGTAACGTTGTGCGTTTTGCATTAGATGAGACTTTCTTACGTGCCGATACTGCAGCGCGTTTAGATGCAATAGAGAAAATGCTTAACCTGGGTTTAATTGATTTAGAGCAAGCGCAAAGTATGGAACAACTAAGCCCTAGTGGCCTTAATGAAGGGAACGAAATCCGTGATCTTAACGTTTAGTGGCAATATCGAGGCAGTAGATAGCGGCGAGCGCCGTATGATTTCAGGCAAAATTGCACCTTATGGCGAGGTAGGTTATACAAGCGCGGGCAAAGTAGTTTTTGCTGAGGGTTCAATTAGCGCAGCTGAGCCAAGTAAAGTAAAACTCTTAATGGCACACGATAACTCAGCCGTGGTGGGGCGTATGCAAAGTATGACCTCAGCTAAAGACGGCCTCTATGCAAGTTTTAAGGTAAGTGCATCCTCACGTGGATCAGATGCGATTTTGCTAGCCCAGGAACAACTTATGGACGGCTTATCCGTTGGTGTGGAAGTTACCGCATCAAAGCCCCAAAAGGATTACCTCCTGGTCACCGCTGCCACCTTACGCGAGGTGTCACTCGTTGAGAGCGCTGCCTTTGCTAGCGCTGCGGTGCAAAAAATTGCTGCAGCTGCAGGCGATATGCCAGTAGAGGCGGCAGAGTCCACAAATACAAAAATTACGACAACTAACACCGTAATAAATACAACCACAACCGAAACCGAAACCGAAACCGAAAGCGAGGCCGCTGTGACTACAGCCCCCGATCAAAACGCACCTGAGGCAGTAGATGCCACAGAGCAGGCTGCACCTACAGTAGAGGCAGCTCGTAAAATCATCCTACCAAGCGCGCTTAATTCACAGCGCGTACGTACACCTATTACTTCAATGGGTGCATACACAGAGCACAAAATTAAAGCTGCACTAGGTAATGAAGATAGCAAGCTGTACGTAACTGCAGCCGATGACGATTTCAGTACTAACCCTGCATTTTCTCCAACACAATACCTAAGCGAGTTCCCAACGAATACACGTTTTGGTACACCTTCTATTGACGCTTGCTCTCGCGGAGTATTGCCAGCTAGCGGTATGACTATTAACGTACCTTCTCTTGTTACATCTGCAGGCGGTAAGTCAGGCGTAGCACCTGTTGTAACTGTTGAAGCCGAAGGCGGAGCAGTTGCTAACACAGGTATGGTTACTGAATACCTTTCAGGTACAGTATCTAAGTACTCAGGTATGAACACTATTAGCATTGAATTGCTAGAGCGCTCAGATCCTAACTTCTATGCTGAGCTAACAGCACAGCTACAAAATGCTTACCTAAAGACTCTTGATACAACAGTTAACGCTGCACTTATTACAGCGGGTACCGTTGCAACTACAGCACAAGCTGCTACATCTGCAGGCATTATTGGTTACGCATCTGAGGCCGCACGTCTTGTTTATGAGGCAACTGGCTACTATGCACAGAATTACATCGCAAACGGTAGCCAATGGCAATTATTGATGTCCGCATCCGATACTACTGGCCGTCCAATTTATTCAGCATCACAGCCAATGAACGCAGGCGGGCTAACACAGCCTGGCTCAATCCGCGGTAACGTATTAGGTCTTGATCTATACGTTGACAAAAACTTCGCAGCTACTACAACTGTGGATGATTCAGCAATTATTTTGGCGCCTGAGGCATTTACTGTTTACCAATCACCACAGGCTTATATGTCAGTTAACGTAGTTAGCAATCTGCAAATCCAGGTGGCTATTTATGGCTATATGGCAACTATTGCAAAAATGCCTAAGGGTATTATCCGTTACAACTTCACCTAAGCAAACCCACTAATAGTTTGGTAGGCCTCTTAGCCCTTTGAGGCTTACCAAACCTAAGTAAGATAGGAGTACACAAGTGCCAGCTACATACGTGACGGCCGCTACGCTTAAAGCTAGTTTGGGCGTTGGCACTTTGTACGATTCTTATACCTGGATAGAGGACACCTGCCAAGCTGCACAAGATTTAATAAACGGCTTTTTATGGTTTGACAGCGCGCCCGTAGTCGGTACCGCGTTGGTGTCTAATGTCGCTACAGTTATGGTTGCCAACCCTGGCATCTTTACTACGGGCCAATCAGTAACTATTGCTGGGGCTGGTTCAACCTTTAACGGTACTTACACAATCACAGGCACTATTCCCTTTAGCACAGGTACAGCTAATAT